GTATACTGAAAGGCGTATCGTCTGAGCCATCAGAAAAAACAAAATTGGAACTTTGTGTGTTCAACCCTGAGTATTGAGCATCGAAGTCTATACTATTTCCGACTTTCCCTTCTGCTGTTTGAGAATTAATGTCGCCACTAAAAACAAAGTTATTGTTTGCCACAGAATTGTCAAGCAAAACACTTCCAGTTGTTTCCTCAAATTGCCATGCAGAAATTACATTATCCAGAGATGACACATCCGATGTTCCTACCCCTTCAAGAATTTGCCCGCCGTCCGTGAAGAATCTAAGAAACTGATCCTCAAACAGAAGTATGTAACTATCGTCTGCTGATCGCTCGAAACCTGTTATCCTGCCCGCTGCGGATGATGATCTCTGAGAGGCAATGAACTTCGTACCCGGCCTTCGTTCAACCGGGCCTTGTACCGTAACAAGCATATTTTCCAGAGTGCGTAAAGATGACGAGTATTTTGGAAAGCTAACCCTGGACTCCATGAGCGGCGAGACTTGTCCGCCATTAAAAGACTCAAGTGTAGGGCTGACCGCTAAGGCCGTTGTGCATAATAAGAGTATTATTGCGAATATCCTCATACGTTCCTTACGTTTCCTTCTGCGTCTGTAAATGTCCCTAAGTCGCTGAATTTTCGCCGTGGTATCACACCGCCTTGCGAACGGCCACCGCTGTAATCCGGTACAAACTTACTCGTAAGGTCTGAATCGCTCTGGTTATCTCGTTTGGCCTTGGGGATAGTTCTATTTTCGTACTCTACGAGCATAGCCTGTCGAAATTCCGTGTCCCTGCCAACAAGAGGTGACAGTTCAGCAGCCAACAGCATTGCAAGGCACTCATCGAATTGCGGACTGAACATTGCAAATGTCGTTTGGTCGATGACGTACTCAATGTAGGCACTGTCAGCGTCACAGTTCGTCAGGCTGTTCGACAGAAGCAAGAATCCGTCCCCGTCAATGTTGAGGATAGGCTTGCTCTGATATGTCCTGCGAGTTCCTTGCTCGCGCGTCGCAAACTCATTAGTCTGTCGCACAAGAGCAAAGAAGTCGCTTGGTAAGTTGAAAGCGTATGTCCATGCGCCCATTTCAGGGACTTTACTGACAATGCCAGAATCCTCAGTATGATCCCATGCGGTTGTTCCGATAACGCCTGTAAGCGTGAATGTTGTTGTACTCGGAACCGTAGCAACCGTTTTAGTTGTACCATTAAGAGACGTAACCAGCGTACCTTTTATGTCGGCAAAGAATCGGGTATCTGATACACTTAATTCATGTTCTTCCTTAGTCGTAAAAGTAACTACACCCCCGACAGATACTATCGTCGATATACCAACATCATCCTGCTTCAAGTCGTCACCGAGATCAGCAAACTTCTGAGTCTCTGGAAAAGGGCACTTCATCGCGGCGAACTCTTTGATAACCTGCTTCCTGATAACAGGGTATTTCGTGTTTATTGCTTGACTGATAAGATCGTCGTTAGCGGTAAGCTGGGCAGTAGTAACCTGTGCGCTTCCGCCGACCTGATCGCCATATCCACCGATCTTTATCCCTGCATCGTTGGCTATATCTGCTAATACTGTTGACATCTTTAGTACCCTTTAATTAGCAATTTTGAGTCTGCTGAGGTGGCACTGGTTAGAATAACCAAGAAGTCGGCCCCCTTCACGTCTATCTCTGCCTCTGCATTCGTGTTATCCGCTGGACTTACCGCCGTTACCCATATCCCCGTCTTTGCCGTTATGACACATGCGTCTGCAAGTTCAAAGTCGATCAGGTCAGAAGCGGCGTGGGTAAGAACATTGGCTTGAGTTATGCCGCGAGGATTTACTATCTTGATAGTCTCGCCGCTCGTAAACGCACCTGAAGCAGATTTGTAAGTGATCGTCCCTGCGGCAGTACCAGCCGACCACGTTGAAGCAGAGTCAACTTTAGATACGACAACAGCAGTTTCCCCGCTGGTATTACCGGTCACTACATCTCCGGGTTGTGGTTCATAAGTGCCGCCTGATGTAAATGCTATTTGGTCATAGATAGACTGTTGTGTGCCGATAACCCATGCTAACTGACCTGAATGAGACAACTCGGTATCTTTTCTACCGCCCAGAGATCCTAAGTATATCTGATCTGTACGCGTGCCGTCGTTCGTTATCCCTAACGCCCTCATTCTTATGCGGGACCACTTTGAGGGAATCGCCAAAACGGATATATTGTCATCACCGCTGGAAGCTGCCGCAATAGCCGCGTCAAGTAACAGTTTCGTTCTCTCGGTGACAGCCAATGCCGTAGCTTGCGTATCTCCTGAATTCTCACTGTCTGCGATCTCCCATGCCGACTGCATAGCGTGCAAGGCATTGCCATCTATGCTACTTACGCCGGTCAGACTGTTTGCACTGCACAAGCCCACCACGATTAACATAGTCAATATGATTAGTTTCTTCATAACGATATTCCTTAAAAAAGGGACAGAGCCGAAGCTCTGTCCGTTAAATTACAGTGAGTCAGGTACGATTGGTGCTATGTGGGCACCAAGTTTATCGTAACCGACCATAATCCATTCTGTTGCAGAAATACACGTTAGCTCATAATGCGAATCAGCAACAAGAGCGGCTTCGTTAGTTGCACCAACATCAACATCATTAACCTTATCTCCTGCGTCAACAGAAATAAGTTCGACGCCATTTGCCGTTGGAGTAATAATTGTTATTTGCATACCAACTATCGTAGATGGTAAGCTTATCTGCTTTGTAGCAACATCAGCGGTCACAACAACTATTCTGGCGTTCCTGGGTATTAGCCCGGTTGAAGCACCTCCAACCGTTGCTGTCACGGCTGTTGCTGTTGATTGAACACCAACACCAGCCACAATTTCTTCGTCTACCAGCACATTGCCTTCGTCGATATACATGGCTTCCATTGTTGCGTCATCAGTATTGATATATACCGAATAACCAGCAGTGCCAGCGCCAGCATTTCCCGTATCAATAATTCTAAGGGAAGTGCCCCTTGCATCATTGGTAGGGACACCGCTATTGGCAATGTATAAAAGAGTCGAAGCGACATCTGCCAAAGCTCCATCGCTTGTAATATGAACCAAGCCAACATTAGCAGCACCAAGATACGAACCAGTTGCACCGTCAGCTTTAATCAAAGAAGTGGTCTGGGACGTAGCGGCAACAGCATTCAAGCCAACGCTATCGGCGTCGTCACAAGTAATCTGCAAAGCATCGCCTGTGCCCTCTGAGTTAATACTCATAGCGTCCTGGTTATCGCCACCACTGTCGTTGATGATCTGAACAAGTGTCGCACCAATAGAATCCTGTCCGTCAACAACTAAAATCCCATTCATCTTTAGTGCGGGTTGCGTAGCTGGAACTTCAATCTCAACAGCAGAACTGTTTGTCCGAGCCGTACCTGAATGGACGAAGCGAGCAAGAAAACCCTCAGCAGCGGAAATCGGCTGACTTGAATCTTCTACCAAAAGCAGAGTTGCTCCAGCATTAGTTGTTGGTATATCGTTGCGAAGATGCACCATGCCAACATCGTCAGCTCCGAGCCATCCAGCAGCGTCACCATCAATTTCAAGTGCCGCGACCGTAGCGTTAGTAAATGGCTCAATGGTCAGACCTTGCGAATCAGCTTCGTTCAAGTCGATATACAGAGCATTACCAGAACCGCTATGGTCTATTGTCATGGTGTCGGTGTTGCCTGTGGTGTCAATACCTGTAATGGCCGCCAATATACCCGTTGAGTTGATACCAGTAATAGTAAGCTGATTGTTTAGCTTTAATGCTGGCTGAGTGTTTGTAACCTCAATCTCAACGGCGTGCGCTCCGGTCTGTGCAGTTGCATCAGAAAAGAATCGGGCAAGAAAACCCTCTGCGTCTGATTTGACAGCGGTTGTTTGGGCGACATAAAGCAGTGAAGACCCAGCGTGAATCAATGCAGTGTCATGGGTGATATTCACCATACCCTTGTCGTTTGCACCATCCCAGTCATTTGTGACACCATCGACAATAATCAACGGTACAGTTCCGGCGGCTAATGCCACCATGTTAATACCACCTGTATCTGTTTCGCCCGGAGAAATCTGTAAACAGTCTCCGGCTCCAGTATTAGATATACTCATGGCATCTGCGTCACCTGAAGCACCTACGCCAGCAACCTGAAACAGTGTAGCTCCTGCTGCGTCCTGCCCGTTAATCTTGGTAATACCATTTACAGCTAAAGCGGGCTGAGTGGCCTTAACTTCGATCTCTACAGCAGTGGCATTGGTACGAGCCGTGCCAGACTGTATGAATCTTGCTAAGAACCCTTCGGCCGAAGCAATCGGTGTACCAGACTGCGTTACAATAAGCAGACTTGCTCCAGTATCAACAAGGGGGGCGTCGGTATTTATGTGTACCATACCTACATTGTCTGCCCCATCCCAGTCGTTTGTTGAGCCTTCAAATACAGCCAGAGATACGGTTTGTGCAGCACCAGCTATAATTCTCACGCCAACGCTATCTGTATCTTCTGCTGTAATCTGTAACCCATCGCCGGAACCAGCAGTTGCAATAGTAAGTCCGTCGCTGTTGTTACTTGCCCCGCCATGGTCTATCGACATGGCAATAATCCCAGAACCTGTATCCGTTGTCAGAATTACAGGCCCGGCATCAACAGTGATCGAACGGCCAACGTCATACGCGCCGTCCAAACTGTTACCAGAGGACCCTGCCTCTATCGTGACCCACGAACTACCATTGTAGAACTTGAACTTTTTCGTTGACGAATTGTAGTAAATCCGCCCTTCAGTAGAAGTCGGGTCAGAGGTAATACCATCATCAAACAGGAGATTTATTATCGTCCCCGTTCCCGTGCCATCCAACATACCGTCAATTTCGCCGATGAAGTTCCAGAGAGGGTCATTGCCACGGCCCGCATGAAGCGATTGTCGGTTCTTCACATAGTTGTCTTGGTCATAAGTTAGTGCGCTCGCCGAGCCAACAATGCAGGCGAGCAACATCAGAAATACTATAAACTTTTTCATTGTTTTGCTCCTAAATTTTAAGTTAAAGAGGGGTCCGGGCGAAAGGCCCGACACGAGTCGGAAGAAATTCCCGGACCACCTCAAATTACTGTTACGGGTTAGTTGGAACCCCAACACCCGATACGGTTTTCATCCTGTGATATTCGGTCGCAGGGGCCGAGTTAGACAGAACAGCGTCAATCGAGATAGTCGCGCCTGCCGACAGAACATTCACCATACCAATGAACGGGAAGTCCGAACCATCTTCGTCAAGCATGTCCTTGAGTTGCTTACCAACATTGATCGCGATAATGTGACGGCCAGCCTCAGCCAGACGTTTATCGGCAATGCCGGTTATCTCAACAGCACATACTTCCTTGTTAGTGTCAAGAGTGGACTCCTGCGACACGACCAACGCAAACTTGAACGTATCGGCACTGTCACCAGCGGCAATAACATTCGTGTCAACAACCCACCAAACATCGGTGATGTTGTTGTAATCGTCAGCGACGATCTGCATTACATCTTCACTATCTTCGTCTGCCGCTGTAATGGTCTGAGCCTGCGACAATGTACCAAGAAAAGGTTTAATCATTTTCGTATTCCTTAAATAAGGGTTAAGTTACAAATTAACTGCGATGCTATGCAGCAGCGACAACTGTTTCGCCGGAGCCAAGGTCTTTGTTAAGAGCGTCCAGACGGGCGATGATGATGTTGTCGCCGATCATGGGAAGCTTTGTACGATATATGTTGTTGTCGCTCGTGTAGACCATCAGCTTTTCGTTGGCATTGATAACCAACTTAGCGTAAAGTCTCTCGTCGCACATCAACAGCCAAGGCGCGGGCGTGTCGGTGATCCTACCGTCAGCCTGAACCTGCATTGTGCCACCGGTAGGAGCATTGATAATGCTCGCCTCGATGATCTGGGCGATAAGGTCTGGGCCGGGCAATGCAGATACACCGCAGTCCACGTTACAGATACGCTTCAAAGCGCGTTGGTCACGGACAAAGATACCTTTTTGCACCATGAACTCGATGAAGACGTCCCACCTGTGTTCGTCGGAACTGTCGCCAAGGCCCTGTATCAACTGACCATCAGCCCCCGTCTTGTCCTTCATCTCAATGCCGAGTGTCGGATGGTTGGGGTTATACAGATAATGCAGGGTGTCAACGCCCGGCTTCATCAGCCAGCAACTACGCAGATCATTACCACTGCCGCCTACATTAAACGTAAACTTGCTGTCATGCGTTGCGTAAGGTGCGCGTTTGATAAGACCTACAAGCCCACTTTGGTTCGGTACTGTCGAACCGTTAAAGATCAGGTTCGTAAGCGACTGATTGAGTGTCATTACATGAGCGAACTTCTCGGCTTGAAGAAGTGCCCTGCCTACCTCTGGTTTTTCGGTTGTGAACGTATCAATCGGGGCTTGGTATGTGGACTTGATCGTACACAGTGCCTCCACGACCGGTTCACGGTCAGACTTGGACGTTTTCCAGCTTCCGCCAATATCTACCAGATGACCGGTAGGCAGCGATATAGTTCTCAAGCTGTGATGCGTAAGCCCGTTATTCGCGGGGAACGCCGGCACTAAAGCAGAGAAGTCATCCCTCTCGCCTAATGCGTTCAATACTGAATTTATTGCCGAACCATCAGGCAGTTTCATTTTGATAACATCAAAAATGTTACCTATAGTAGCTAAACTTCGTGTAGCCATTATACTACTCCTAAAATAATGTTATTAGTTAAACAAACAATTATTTCGGAGAAGTCGTCCGTTTCCGGGCTTCGCCTTGCAAATTAAGCTTTGCCTAAAGCTCGTCGTCTTTCCGACCGTCGCAAGGTGCTACATAAGTAACATCGTCTCGATTTTATAAAGAGCATCGTCCCTTTCGGGGTGCTTTAACTACCTGGATTTCGTTTCTTCCAAGCTGCGTGTTCGTCTGACGTGCAGAGTCCTGTTGCCATCTGTGCAGGGCATCCGAGGTCTGGGTCAACTGCCACTGTCGGGCCTTTCGGGTCGCCACCGCCATCAACAGAGGATTCTTTAGCCAGCGGAGCAAACTGTGCAAGCAGTATTCTTGCCAGCTTTGGGTTCTGCGTTAAACCACCGTCAACCATTGCGTCGGCGATTTCATCGGCTTCGTCAGCTTTAACGCCGGGATAGTTCATTATCGCACGTTTGAATAGCTTAGATTGTTCGTCAAGCTTCTCTTGGCTTCCGATCTCTGGCAAGGCAATTAGTGCCTCGTTACATGCCGTCATTCGTGCAAGGTCGGCTGCGTCCTTTGCCTCTCCATGAGCCTTTGCCGAATACTCGGTAAGCGGCCCATTGTAGAACGGAGCAAGCTTCTCAAGTGTTGATATAGGCACTTTGTTTTCGACTGCCCAATTTTTGATAAGGCTGATAAAGTTCTCATCGACAGGTGCGCCCTCTTTGAGTCCAGCCTTAAAGTCAAGGTCTTTCATCGACTCAACATCTTTCGGGATATTGATACCGAGTAGCTTATGCGCCTGCGATGTAAAGTCGCTCCGTGAAGCGTTATCCGGCAGCTTGTCCATAGACTCCGGGAATTTGAACGGTGCGCCGGTCAGCTTTTTAAGAGCCATGCCATCTAACGCAGCGTGTTCCATTGTCTCAAACTTTTCCATGTGCGTAGAAAACGCCT